TGTCACCCGCTGCGAGCGCTGCGGCTAGGTCGTCTTGCGAGTTAATCGGCATTGTTTTTCCTTACGCCCAAAGTGTTTTGATGTAGCCGAAAATAGGCGCGCCTGATAGGTTGCCAGCAGGGAGTGACAGCAAATTTAGATAGGCGTCGTCTTCAATGATCGGTAGCGCCGCGTCATCAGTGAAGTAGTCGCGTTCCGACGGTGCGTCGATACCACGGATGTAATGTTTCGCGATTGGCTTCACCAACACCAGCGCGAGCAATCCAATGTCACCCACGCCGTCAAACTGAATCGATTCAATCAGCCGAACGCCTGTGTCGCCAGCCTGTAGCGCCATGAATGGCGCGCGCGAGTCAGCAACCGAGCCGCCGCTACTTGCAATCGTGCCGTTAATGGCCTGAGTGCCGATGATGTGGCGCGGAGTCTTGCGACCTGCTACGCCGTCGCTGTTGGTGTACGTCACCACGAAACCAGCCGAGCCGCCCACTTGTGGCGCAACGACAACCGGCATGATGCGCACGCCGTTACCGTCGGTGTATCGAGAGAGTCCGGCGGTGTTGTCTAAGAATTGTTCGTCCGTGTCCGACTCGTCAATGAACGAATAGAAACCCAAATAATCGAGTAAGTGCAGCGTCAGCGGTACAGCACCAGCGGTTGCGGTTTGCGCCTCAAAAACACGCAGCATCTTTTTCTTCGGGGCAACGTTGCCGCCGTGTGGAATGCCACCGTCGCTACTCTGTGACATTGGCGTAAACACGCCGCTAGGCCCGATGTAGTTATTCGGGCGTGGATTGCCCGGACTCATACTTAAATCGAACCACACGCCCGCGCCGGTTGTCTGCGTTGGCTGTTTACGCCAGCCGGACAGGAACGTGTAGCCGTCTTGCTCTGCGTCAGCGATTTCGCGGAAGCCGAGGATTGCCATTTATTCAGCTGTCACCGTGACGTCGCCGATTGCGAAAATAGGCTGAATGTTTAGGTTAATGTCGAGCGTGTCATTCAGCGCCGCAATGATGCCCATGTTGATCGGGCCGCTTGCGGTATCGACAATGACCATCGCTTTCGCTTGCTGCGTAGCGCCTGCGTCCGTGCGTTTGCCGAAAAGAATCTGCGCCGCATTAGTGAACGACGAGCCGCCGTCCGTCCAAGCGGTTGACTTCGTGAGCGCAACGCGAGCATATCCGGTGTAAGTCAGTTCCGCAGCAATCGGCGCGGCCTCATCAGGGGCGGCAAGCGATACCAATGCGGCGTACTGCGTAGCGCCCGCGCGATATGACGGGTCTGTGCCCTGCAAGAACATCTTGAGAGCGGCGTTTTCTGTTCCGTTACTGAGTGACATTTTGTCCAACCTTCATAAAGTTCAGGCCTTAATGCAAAACGCCCTCACGAGGAGGGCGCTTCACGCTTTGGCCTGTGGTTTAAGCAGGCGGGTTAGCGGTAGGCGATGCAGCCGGTGAGGCGAGAATCGCAACAGCACTCAGGAGCGCCGCCGATGCGTTGGCAACAGGCGTAATCGTCAAACGTGTGTAGCGTTTTGCGCCCTTGTAGCCGAGCTTCCGGCACTCGTTGTCGTCATCGAATTGGAAAGCCGCGAGGACTTCCGTTCCGATGAGGTCAGCATCAGCAACAGCCGCAGCGTCGGACAGGTTCGATACGTCGCCCTCTTCGAGCAACACCGTGAACGTGGCGTCAGCATCGGCAATGGAGCCGGTCGCAATAACGTACGTCAGCGAGTGGTAGCCCTTGCGGTCGATAATCTGACCCACTTGCGCGGTCGTGTCAGCGACGGAAACGGGGGAGAGAACCCGCTTCACGTCGATTTTGTTCATCAAATCTTTCATGATTTTCCTTGGTGAGAATGGGTTGCGCGGGCGTGGTTAGCGCCCGCTTTTGGTTACGACGTGGCGATCTTGAACAGCTTCAAGGCTTCGAACTTCGCGATGCCGCCGCCGACGCGACGACGCGCCAGAAACTTGACGTGCGGGAACGCGCCAGCCGGATCACGGAGAACCGAAACACCCTTGCGGTCGATCACGTAGTACGCCTGTTTGAAGTCACCGAAGGCAATCGGGTACGCATTCGCGCCGATGTCGGCCATGAAGTCATCAGTCACTACGGGATAACCGAGCAACGTACCGACAGCGCCAGCCATGAACGTTTCGCGGGTCATACCCCAGAGGTAATTCCCTTGACCGTCTTTCAGCTTGCGAATCGAGCCGAGAGTCGTATCGTTCATGATGAACGACGCGCCTGCACGGTACTGACGCTTCAGCGAGTGCACCAAATCAATCAGGTAATCCGATGGATTCGAGGATGCCCAGCTTGACGCGTGACCGGAGGCCACATAACCGACCGAGCCCCATGCGTAGGACGCATTGGCTACTGCGGTGTAGTCGGTCAGGCCGCGCGGGCCGTTGATGCCGTTGCCAGAAATGAAGTCAGTGCCTTCCATTTCGGCAAACTCGATGCCCATCTCGTTTTCGAGGTCTGCGCCGACGTCAATCGTTGCGTCTTCCAACGCTTCGGACGTGATGCGTTGCTCAGAAACGTAGGTTCCCGGCTTGAATTCCAGTTCAACCCACGTCGGCGAAGTGCCGTTTGATGGAGTCGTGTTCTCGCCGCCGCGCGATGCGCCCGAAGTACCACCAGTTTTCACGAGCTTTTTGTAAGTCGCTGAACCGATGTTGATCACACGGGCTACCTGACGCATCGAACTGTATCGCTGAACGACACGGTCAATACCGGCTTCCATTTCGTAGCCAGTCAAGTAGCCGCCTTGCGGAGCCGTGCCGACGTTAACCGTCTTGCGCTCTGCGTCGGTCAGCGCATCCACGCCTTTGCGGAGGTACTTTTCGTAAACGGATTTGTAATCGGCGTACTGTTCAGCGGTAACTTCAACCGCTGGCCGTCCGCTTTCCATCGCCGCCGCCTTAGCGGTGAGATTGAAAGACTTAAGCGCGGCTTCGGCTGCATCGGCTTTGTCGCCGGTCAGCGTGGGACGCTGCGATTTCAGCGACATTTCCTTGACTTCTTTTTCAAGCAAGGTCAGAGCATCGTTCGCTTTTTTGAGACCGGCCTCAACGTCAGAGGTTGATTCGCCTTTTTCAAGTTTGCCGATGCGCTCGTCCACCAGTTTTTGATGGGCGGTTTGCGCCTCAGCGTATTTGTCCCACTTGTCGGACAGTTCTTTCATTTCCATTTCGTACCTTTCGGATTTAGAACGCGTCTAGCGACGCGAAAGAGAGGCCATGTGCGCGTCAATTCGCGCCAAAAGACCCTTTGCGAGTAACCCCTCTTCGTCAGAATCCCTCTGACCCGACAGGGACTTGAAGCGGCTTATGAAAGCCGCCGCTTGCGCGTTACTGAGCCGTCCAACTTCCCGGAGGAAAGACTCGGCATCGCGCACGGTTTCGATTGCGTCTATCGCGCTCTTGACTGAGCTGATTTGCGCGGATGGATTTGCGGGGAACGTCACAACCGAGACTTCCCACAAATCAATCTTCTTGAGTGTTCGGACTCCGGTTACGCGGTCGAAGCTGTCTTCACGCGTAACGAACCCGATTGACAGGCCATTAACGGCCTTTGCCTTCATCAGTGCCCGCGCTTCTTTCGCGCGCTGCACATCGTTAACCAGCAATTGCCCCTTGACGTGGAGACCTACGGCCTGCTCTTCCATCGCGAGATATGGGCCTATTGGCTCGCCGCTTCGGTGTTGCCAAAGAACAGGGGGGAGACGACCAGCAGCCTTCCAGCCCGCCAAAGATTCGGCGAATGCGCCCGGCGCAACGATTTCCTTGTATGAATCGACGTTGCCGAACACGGAACCGAAACCTTCAAAGGTTCCGTCGTCCTCAACCGCCTTGACTTCAAAGGGGCGCTCTAGATATTTCAGTTCCATACTTGCCTTTCAGCGGGCATAAAAAAACCCGCGCAAGGCGGGTCTTCAAGTGGATTTCGTTGTGTTTTCACTGTGTCGGCGGCGCCGTTTGCGTAGGCAGAACAGGCAACAGAGCGGATGCGCCGCCCATCGGGTCCATGTCTTCGACGGCACGGGCCTCGTCTTGCGACATCCAAGCCGGAGCACCGCCAGAGCCGAGCGCGCGAGCGAGATATTCAGCGCGATCTTTCGATGTCGTGTGCATCAGGCCGTTGGTCATAAACTTCCAGTAGTACCCGGTCTTCCGTTCCTCTGCGGTCAGCAAATTAACGTCCGCTGACTCCTGAATTCGCACGTACCAGGGGCTTTTCGTCTGCACCCGGTCAGCGGTGAACATCGATTCCGCGCTGGCGTAGGTGCTTGCTGTGTCGCCGGTATAGCCAATGACGATGGGAAGCACGCCGAAGAACCGGCAGACCTCTTCAATTTGTAAATCGCGCGTCTCTTTGTGTTGCGCGTCAACACCAGTCATTGACGTATTCATGAACTTAGCGCTACGGTCGAGAACCATCGTGCCGCCCGCGTTCGTCACAGCCTCTGATTTCAGCCAGTCCGACAGCTTTTTATGCTGCGGACCATCTAAAACGCCGTCAACCGAATAAACGCCAGACGGTCGAACGCCGTTTTGATGTAGCGATGCGTGGCTGTTCTCAAGGGCAACCGACAAACCAAGCGCTTCGCGCGCAACGGTGAGCGTGTCCAGCCCGAGGAAGCCATCCCACGACGGCCCGCGAACGTGCCAGATGTCAGAGGCCGGGACCGGTCGTTCGCCGCCGTTCTTGCCGCGAACCTTGTATGTGATCGACCAGTCATCAGCCTGCGTCGCCGTGACGAGCGCCGGATTCAGGCAGAAGGCTTCGGCAATCGTGCCACGATAACGATTCAGGTACACGAAGGCGTTGCCCATGCACGCATGCAGCGCCAACGTTTCGCGAAACTCGAAAGATGTCTGCCACGCATTAGGCCGAACCGTGAAAACCTCGTACAACGGGTGATCGCGGGCAACCTTTTTGCGGTTCAATCCGTCCGATTCGTAGTCCTGCATCAGCTTAAACGGCACCTGAGCCACGCCGTTTGCGATGTGTCGCATGCAAGCAAAGGCCGCAGACACCCGGAAAGCGGTATTCAGATTGACGTTAGGACCGGCTTTCGACTTGTTGCCGTAGTCAAGTAGCTGTATCCACTGGTCATAAACCGATGACTTCCGCTCAGAAGCAGCGGCGAGGAACCCCATTACTTACCGACTCGCGCGATCATCTGGCCAGAAATGAGCACGAATACACCGCCCACCACGTAGCCCAATGGCTCATAGACGAGCGCGGCCCCGTAGCTGATACCTGACGCACCAGACATCATTAAGATGTCAGGTAGCCATGATTTAGCCGCAGCAAGCGCGGTTCGGATTTGTTCTCTCACGCGCTTTCCCAGAATGATTTTTCTTCAGGTTGCTCTTCAACCCACCCGCCGAATGCCATAAGCATTGCGACCATGTCATCGATCTTGTCCGGACTCTTTTTCTTGTCCGGAGCGATGTTGCCGTTCACATCTTTTCGCGCAACCAAGTTAGAGGCGCACCAGTTCAGCACCGGATCAACGCCCGGAACGAAATTGCCAGCCTTATAGGCGCGGTCAAATTCCTGCATTGCAGGGTCGTAACTCTTTGGCCCTTGAATAAATGGCTCCATCGGCAAGCCAGCGGCAATCAGTTTCGGCGTAAGCCGCTTTGCCTTCCAGTTGTCGTGGTTGACCTTGACGATGTTGAATCTTGCTTTGTCTTCAAGGATCCGCGCTTCGACAACATCGTGATCGATGACGCTTCCGGGCGTTTGCTCGATATGACCGGCTGAAACCCCCCCGGCGTAAGGCACCGTGCCCCGTTCTGTACGCTTACTGACCGAATCGGTACACACCCAACGACGCCCCCATGTGTAGTAAACACCGTTTACAAGCCACACCAGACGCCAGCTACACAGGTCACCCGTATCAGCTAGGTCTAACCCGCCGTAACAGGGGTACGATTCCAGCCAATCCAAGTCAACCGGCTTGACGCACGCGCGCCATTTGTCCAGATTGATCCACGATTCAGCCGATGCATTGACCAGCTCCGCGACCTTCTCAGCGCGTGATTGCGACGTCATCCGCATCTCTTCGTGCATCGTTGTGGCGCTGAGTGTCGGAGCGCGGAAAAGCTCGCCATCTTTCGCGCCTTCCGTCCAGTCCACGTCTACCGTGATGCTGTGCATATTCAGCGGCGGCAGGATGTAGCCATCATCTGAAAAGCCGATGTCAGACGGCTTGGAAACGCACGCTGCCCACGATGCCAGCCACGCCCAGAACTCTTTCTCTGCGTGCTTTTTCAAACGCCAGTCGCCAGTGTTGAAGGTGTCATTCAGGAAGAATGTGGCGAGCATCTGCGCGGGCGAGCAGACGCCAAGGAAATCAGCGTGCTGCCCGAACTCGGTATAATCGTTTGGCGATGGTGTAGCCGTGCAGCAAAGTCGATATGGCGTCTGGCTGAACTTCTCCGTCAGCATCTTGCGCATCTTGCCGGTGAAGTTTTTCAGGATTGATGATTCATCGAGAACGACGCCGACGAACTGAGTCGCGTCAAAGTGTTCAAGTTTCTCGTAGTTCGTGATCCAGATGCCATGTGATGTTACATCCGCTTGTGACTCCGCCACGGTTGCGACGAGTCAAAACTTT